TTGCAACGAAAAAATCTCCTGTCTCTGGTTCTATACCACAGAAGATTGCGGGCGCACCATCCCACTTGACTGTCATATTTACCGAACTACGACTTGCACCAGCAAGCATATCTCGTAATGAACGTAGGAAGTTTAGTGCAGCTCTACCACCGTCTACACCATAGTTGAGTATTTCATCTTCTAGGTGTTCTAGGTGAAGATTCTTTCCACCCTTATCTTCTGTGAGTTGTGAGAATGATATCATTTGTACACCACATGTGGAGCTGCTTCGTCAGACTGTGACATAGAATATGCAGCGATGTTATCACATATCTGATTTGCTATTCTACTGTTGTCCTTTAACTGTGCAACAAAGAATAGACTTCTGTACTTAGAAAATCTCCAATCTGCACCACTAACTCTACCAATTTTCTTTGCACTTGCCTGTTTTATAAATGTTTCTTTTTTCATTGAAGAGTTTTCTACTTTTACGAACATATCATACAATTCTTCAAGAAACGGTGGTGTTGGTTTATTTGCCAATATCTTTAATTGTGCATTAGTATAGGGAAACTTTGTTAAAGTGCTATTTCTAATCATGATTGATTCTAACACACCGCCACCTATCTTACCAGCAGCTGATGATTTACCCTTGACTTCACCTTGCCAACTCTTTGCATTGTCAAAAGTTCTAAGTTGCATTTTCTGATCGCCCAGTAAGATGTAATAATCCTTAGAATTAAAGAATGACTTATCATTTTGTTTGGTAAATCCACCATACTTGACTGGCGTTCTTATAAATCCAGTGGTATTATTCTCTACCACAGTAACTTTATCCGATATTGATTTTTTCAGTGATATACCAATCAAATTACCAGAATTATAGAGTTCTTTCAGATCATTGGTAAATTCACCAAGAGTCGAGTGTTTATTGAAATTAAAAGATGCACCAATCTTCACAGCCCATATATCAGCTGGAGTCCACTTATTCATATTAGAAAATGGTTTTGGTTTTTCTGCTTTATTTAGATTTTTAAATATTGTGTTTATTTCATTCACAAAGGAAGAACCTCTGTGAAAAACATAGGAGCCCTTGAGGTTGCTCTTCATTTCATTACCGATACGAATACTGGAATCAATCCATCCTTGATCAAACGATGATTCTATATCCCCCAGTGACTTATCCACATCAAAATTTGCGCTGTATGTACCCCATTCTGTAGACGGTAATTCATCTCCTGATGATAGACTTTCACCACCAAATATAGCTGCAGCGTACACACACTGAGCGCATTCCATTGTCGCTGTCTGTGCTGCGCCACCACCAGAACCCTTGCCGCCACCAAACATTGCAGATTTTGTTATGTCTGATAGCTGCAGCTCATCACCCCCATCAGTTACAAAGACCTTCTTGAAACTACGACCAGACTTAAATGCAGTAGCATAATCGCCACCTTCTGCTGAGATACGATCTTCATCATTCATCCACGAAAGTTTGACAACGCCTTTATTTGTTTCTATGGGTGTACCATCCTTTACAGCCTGAACAAGCACCTCGCCTCGTAATGTAGATGATCCTCTTACTGTGTTTTTGACAACACTTAAATCAAGCATCCCTTCATGCAAAAATAACTGAATCCTATCTACAGGTGGAATGTAATTTTCTGTGCGTGGCTTTAACTGCCGGACGTAACCATTTAAACTCATCAACCTCTCCATTTGTATAGTATTTATACTATTTATAGTAACAGAGAACTCTGATAATGTCAAGCAATTATTTTTCGAGGGTGTATTTTGTGGTGATAACGTATTTTCGGGCAGGATTTACCATTACGTTGAATCGGTTCATAGTAAATCTGTTTAGTAAGACATCTGAGCCCATTTCGGAGCGGTCATTCAATCCAAACATAACATCTTTATATGTTGACCCTGCAAAGTCTATATCAAGTTTAATTACAGGTCTTTCATCACTTCCACCACCTGTATCAACCTCATAGGATTTAATCCAGTTTGTAGTTATAGTCTTACCCTGCAATGTAAAGGTAATTTTCTTACCTTTCACATCAATGTCCTCAGCGTGCAAAACTGAGAGAACTGAATTACCCGTATCAAACTTTGTCTCTAGTTCTCCAAATGGAGCAATACTTACCACTTCTTCATATCCACACTGAACTGGTGAAGTACGTCTTGATGCAGTATCTTTAAAATGTTCTAAAACTTCTTTTATAATATTCTTTCCAGAAGCTTCCTCGATGCCTTCGCTGCCAGGCGAACTGTTTACTTCCAGTATAAATGGTGGTTCTGTTTTAGAATTGCTAGACGGTATAAAATCAACCGCAGTTAGAATACCATCTAATGCTTTTGCAGCAAGTAGAGACTGTTCTATTTCAAGGTCAGATAGTTTGTAGGACTTAACCTTTGCACCCTGAGAATAGTTGCTTCTGAAATCACCCTCTACAACATCTCTTTGCATAGTGCCGATAATCTTACCACCAAGAACAATTACACGAACATCAAATTCACTCTTAATATATTCTTGGATTAATAAATCTGAACTTGAATCTGTCTTATACATCAACTGTACAATTGAGGTTAATGCACGTTCTGATTCAATAAACAAAACACCAACACCTTTAGACCCCCTCAAAGTTTTCATTATAATAGGAAACTTTGTATCAAGTTTTTTAACTGCGTTTTCTAGCTCATCTTTATTTGGTACGAGAACCGTTTTGGGTTGAGTTAATCCGTAATCTTTTAACTTGATATAGGTACGAAACTTATCTGCTGCCATATTGATGGTCAGTCTAGGATTGACACAACAAATGCCTATCTTTTCTAGCTCTGAAATTAAATCTAATGAACTGTCTCTAGATGGTGTTCCACGAACAAACACAACTGTATCAGAGGGAGAAATATCAAATCCCTTTTCATCACCAGCTTCATGAATTTTGTAAGTCTTATCATAGGACAGGTTTGCCCCATCCAAAGAAATGACATAGTTTGCAAGTCCTAACTTATCGGACTCTTCTTTTATGCGTTTTGAAGTAATTGCTTTATCGCCATGTTCAGCTGAAAGAACTACAACTCTGTAGTCTTCTTGTTTTGCTTCAGTGATAAATGACTTGAATTTTTCCATCAGGATTCTTTTTTCTTAGACCCGATGTTGTATTTGGTTTCTAAGGCCCATTCATTTTTTTCTAGAAAGGACAATACTTTGATTTGACTAAGGGGAGCAAGTTCTCCAACTTCATCAATAATGTTTACTAGACCCCAATCTTTTAAAAGCTTTGCAATAGTGTTTCGTCTTGCAACATCATTTTCAGTTAGGTTTGTATTTTTACCATCTAGTGCAAACAATTCCTTGAAGTGAAGCACATAATAACGTCCTTGCTTGTGTAGAATATGACACGATTGATATAATTTCTTTTCTTTTCTTGATGCAACGCCTATACGAGAAAGTGTCTCCCGAACCTTTAAAAAATCATCTGGTTCGTTTAGAGTGATCTCCAACATGTCCTCTTGTGTCCAATTAATTTCTTCCATTTCTTCCACCTTTATTTAATTTTATTTTTATGGCAGAAATTTGTTCATCATCTAGTATATCAAGAGCGGCCTTTGCCTTTTCGTTGTTGTATCCATAATACTCTTTAACATATTCTAGATTTTTTAATTTCTTCGCCTTCAACCAAGGAGTATATCTTTTCCTTGTTCTCAGACTATTTAGTAAAAAATCAAACTGTAACTTCTTATCTAGGTGGTGGTATTGATTAAGTTCATTAACAAGAAGTATTGTATCAGGAAACGGAGCAACACACTTGTTTACAATAAAGGGTGCGTATTTCTTTTCCCATACCTCATCTTCGCTGTCCATCAAAGATTCTTTGGACACATTTATTGCATTGAGATAATCTTTTAGTTCATACATTTTATTTATCAACCCATGTTTTAAATACAACAACAGTTCTTAGATCATAACACTGTCGTGAAACAGGTTGTGCTTGATGTGGTGCGTATGCAGGGAATACGATTAGACGATTACCAATGTTTTGTACTAACTGGCCATCAACAACAGTTCCACCGCCCCAATCCATTTTCCAATCAAGTCTAGGATAATACATCATAGTAAAGTCGCCATCATCCATATGCATGTGTGGTTCAATACCATGTGTATGTGCGTTCAAATACAATCGTTTGAATTCACTTACATTGTATTTCTCTTTAAAATTATACTTTGCAAGTGCAGTATCCCAAATAGGCATCAACCACTCGTATTCATTACTTGTTACTTCCCAAGGATTATGCCCACAAAAAACGTGCCAATGTTTGTTTGGAGTTCCCTGTTGAGAATGGTAATCATACTTCCAAGTTTGTTGTTTTAATTTAAGGTCAATTAGTTCTGCAAGATGCGGTTCTAATACGTTATCATATATGTCAATCATTTAATTTTCAAGGCCTCCAGCTAGTAGAGCTAATACACTCGGTTTTGGTAATTCCCTATATGGGATTCTTTCTAAATTTCCAGCAACCAAAATTCTTTTTTCATCACATGCATATGGTGGAACTTCATGTCTAACCCAAGCAGGAAATAAAACTAAATCTCCTGAGTCTGGAAATATATAGTGGTTTCCATCTCTACCATCTGGAAAAACTAATGGACTTGAACCTTTAGGTGTGTCAATATAATAACACCAAGACCAAACATTTGGCCAGTGAGCATGTGCAATAGAAAATTGCCCTCTAGTATACATCACCCCCCAACAATCTGATGTTCTACACTTGATAGGTGTTGAACCCATCTTCTCAGCGTATGGTATTATTATATCACACAATTTCTTAAATTCAGCATGACGTTCATGCATATTAAGATTAGTTATATTTGCTTGAACAATTGTTGCCTGACTTTTCCACTCATCGCCCGTGTTAAGAATAATCTGTTTAACACTATTGTGCAACTTCTCACCAACTCTATCAAGTATATTTTTAACCAAGATAGGGCGAGATATATTGAAGTCATAACTTACAACCTTGTTTCTAACAAGAGGAATTTTAGCAGGCTCGGTCATTTAAACTTTGCAGCTCCCATAATTTCAGTCAAACAAGCCATCAGATTTATTTCTTGGTCTGCAACAAAAGCTGCTTTATATTGATATTCAGCCAGTATAACAACCACATGAGGAATACTACCATTGTCCACATAGTTATACAGATTATCATAAAGTTTTCTAAACAAGCGACTAGGATCATTGTCTAGATTATCGACAACCCATTTGCGAACATTGGTAAACTCTTTTTTCTTCATTCCTTCCATCAAATTTTTGATGTTAGTTTCAGAAATATTTACGAGGATACCAGCATCAATCGTACCTGATACAGAGTACCGTTGTAGTTCGTTTAGTACCCTTCTCCAATCAGGGAAATGTTTATTAATGACTTCAGCGATAACTCTATTTTCATACCGTATTTTATTCTCATCTAGTATATTTATTGTCCTTTCCATAAACTGCTTTGCCAGAGTTGGCTTCTCAGTCTTAGGAATAGTAAAGTCAATAGTACTACAACGAGAATGTAAAGGTTGAATAATCCTGTTCTTGTAATTACAGGTCAGAATGAAACCACAGTTCTTGTGAAACTCTTCCATGAAACCACGAAGGGCTGGTTGAGTTGACTGTGGATTTAGATAGTCTGCTTCATCAAGAATGATGTACTTGCGCCCACCTTCCAATGATACTGTTGAAGCAAAGTTCTTAATCTTAGTTCTGAGAACGTCTATACCAGACTCCTCAGAACCATTGATCATCATATAAGTTGCCCCAATCTGTTCAAGCATTGCTTTCGCAGCTGTTGTTTTACCAACGCCTGGCCCACCAGACAAAATCAGATTAGGAAGATTACCCTCACTCACAAATTCTGTGAGAGTATCTTTTAGATTATTGGGAAGTACACACGACTCAATATCTTTTGGGCGATATTGTTCCACCCACAAAAATGTTTCCATAATATAAATTCCTCAAATTAAACATTATAAGCTGACTCTGGCTCCAGAGCAATAAAGTATTCAACATTTCCTGCTGAATTCTTAAAATGACTTATGTTTTTTGAGGAAACTTGAACATCATATGAACCTTGCATTAGTTTTAGATTTTCAACCTTGAACCAGAATTTATAATTATCACTCTGAGAATCAACACCCAAATCTAATGCATAATTATTTGCAGTAGCATTTTTCTTATCTGTAACTTTCAGACTTCCACTTTCAAGTGCCATATCAGGCGCACCAATAACTGCAGCAGCCTTTTGAATTGTTGAAAGTGTATCACTTGGCAAGTTAAATTTTATTTCACACTCTGGCATAACAATATCTTTAGTTGGTGTTGTGACC